CTAACCGTGGTATTTATTGTTCACGGCAGCTCCTCTTATAAACTAGTAGACTAGTCCCGCACTTTCAATTCATGCGTTACTAGAAAGGGTATTATAAGAGGTGTATAGTTAAACCATACATGCTGTAAAGCCTCCTCAGAGGGCTCATACTCCCACGTCAATTCGACTCCGGGGAGAGTATAAACTTGTCAAATGAACACGAAACCGGAAGAAAAGGTTTCATTTGACCGACGTGGAATAGAACTAAGACAATAGCGCTCCACAGCTCTATTGAATACTCTTATACTCGAGCAGAGTATACACTTTTATGGTAGTGTACCACCAGGGACGAACTGAGGTGTAGTAGACACGAAATAACCAAGGTTAAAATCATCTCCTCCACACCTGTAAAACAAACCATTCATAGTATTAGCAGCACCTGCTCCTACTAAGTTAAAGTTGTTACCTCCATTAGCTACAGCTGGAGTTGAACAAGTCACAGCGGAAATTAATTGAGAACAACTAGGTTTTGAATGGTTGGCGGAATAGAAAGGGATTTCTAAATAAGTTCCCCAATCTCTCCTAAAGTAGGCGAAAGGTATCCCATTAGTTGCCATACCTAATTGGGAATTGTTATATACTGTATTACTAAAAATACAGGGTACATTGCTGGAACTTCCTCCAGCAGTGGCGGGTTTTAACCACCAATATTGTTTCGCTGCTGTAGTAGTGTCATCAGCTAACAACGAAAAACGTAAAGAACCCCTTATCAATGCAAACATAGGAGTAAGTTGTGAAATCAAATCACGATTCACATTGGCGACCGTAAAACCTGCTATAACATCCTCAACTATATTGCACGAGTAAGGCATAAAGTCTACAAAGGATGAAGTAGAACCAGCAACAGTATATAAAGTAGGTCTCTTCAATAAGGACCTCAGACTGGCTATAACCTCTCCAATAGTAGAAGCTTCATGGGCCAGTGTATAGGGATCAGTAGAGGCTCCACCGATAACACCCAAATCCATTTGTCCTTCATTTGGTACTCCAGCCTGAATAGCCATGGGTAAGATTGTAGTATAAGTTGAAGATCGTGGTACTGCGAAACTCAAATCAGCTGCTCCTTTAACTTCCACCAGCAAAGTTATAGTGGAAGATACGGTACTAGGAGCTATTAAAGGTTGCAAGTTGAAAATTTTAAGAACACCAAAAGGCTCAGTGCTAGATATGTAAGTAGCATTAGCACTTGTTGGTAAGTTTCCAGTAGCTTTCCATGAGGTAGTAGATACCCATGGAACTTCAAACTCAAACTCATTGACTGATCTTAAGTCAATCACAGTCTTGTGAACGTAATCCGCATCGGCAGTAGTCCACGCTATAGCACCGGAGAAGGAAGAAGTATAAGGAAAAAAGGCTACCATTATACGACCAGAGTGAAATTCAGTTTTGACGACCTTGAATTTGAATTTCAAACCTCCCCTATAGTAAGTGAATAAAGAAGATAAGTATGCAATAGGCGTCGGAGATATAATATCTGTTGCCGAATTTCCTGCATATCTGTTAAAGAATGTGGAAGGAGATAACGAGATAGTGGCTACAACTGCACCATCAGCGGTTGCAGTAGTTATATCATAACTATTATAAAATGCATAAATGTCTTTGATATAATCAATAGCTAGCTCATCTACGTCACTAGAAGCAAAACCTGGAACCACTTCTATCATGTTATCTTTCTTAACACTGAGTTTATTAGCAACCACTTTGGCATCACTATGGGTAAAGTAAGGCATTATTTCTAGGTGATTTCTTTGTGTATCCTCGATACTCAACGGAGAAGACCACCCAAATATGGAAGCTACTCCAGCTACTTTGTCAGCTACCCAGGAAACTGGTCCAGCAATAGCACTCAATAGGGGTACAGGACGTAACACGTCTGCAACTTTACCCACTATTCTGGCTGAACTTTCAACAAACCCAGGTTGGCGTTGTTCTTGTTGTTGTGCATTTCCTTTAGATTTACCTCGAACATTTGAACGAGGAGTGCCCATTTGAGGAGCCATATTACCTAATAACTCGACATCTTCGTAATGTACCCACAACGTATAAGAGGCAGTAGTGGAACCAGAACCCGCAACTAGAGGATAATAAGGAGACAACTTGAATCTTCCTGGTTCTCCTATACCCCAATTAGGTTGCGTGTCTGTAGGTACTGGGGCAGCATTACAGAAAGCAACATATGGAATGCGTAATTGCACTTGTGTGTCAAGGGCCAAGTCTAACTCTACATGTGGCAATTGAGTACGAATTGTCCTATCATAATCGTGCAAAACATTCCAAGCAGTGTTATTATTATTTCCTCCTCCATTTGGAATGAAAGCTAGAATATATCTACCTTGTTGGAATCTGGTAGCATTTACTGTAAGGGTAATAATAGCTGTTGCTCTAAAAGCGAAGGTACCTCGTAATTTTTCTTTTAACATTGTATTTGACATTATCGTGCCAAATACTCTGTTATAAGTAAACGTACTGGATGTATCTGTAGTTGCTAAGTTACCACTGGCAAATTCAACTGGTTTGGCTAAGAAAGACTTAATGGAAACATCAGTTCTATCAGAAGCTGTCGCTTTCAAAGATGCCAATATATCAGCATGCATTGGTTTATCTGCTATTTTCACCACAGCATCTGTAACTGTTTTAAGTGTAGTACCCTCTTGTGTATCACCAGTAATGAGTGCAGCTTCTACATGATCTGTTCCAGGACTAGCTACTCCACTTTGTGGTTCGAGAAATAAAACTTCAAAGAAATTAGGATGTGTGAAATCTGTATCTTCATGTGGTGGGAGAGAAGAGTAACTCTCAAAAACCTCTTTTTGGTTGCTTATAATTTCGGGTCGCACGACCTCCTCTAAGCATAAAGGAGCGCAAACATCTTCGTATTCGTAATTGGAACTTAATGTCATATTGTTCAAAGCAGCCTTTTAACGCCTTGCTGAGGGCAATTGTTTTAGATTTTAGTATTTTAAATTGTTTTTGGATTTTTAAAATTTTATTAAAAGAAAAAGAAAGTAAAAAGAAAACAAGCGATTAGAATACATACTGTTCAGCGCAAACGAACAAAAGGTTACTCATGTAAGTATGTCTGATAGGAGTGTATTGCAATCCTCCACCAGAAAGTATAGTTCTAGCAATAGGAATCATTTTGCTAGCATACAGTTCAAAAGTTTCTTTCCCATGTAAAGATAATTCAGACAAAGCAAATTCGAAATTATCTTTCGTTATTGTCCACTTATCTGATTCTTTTGTCCAATAAGGAGTTTCAAGAATCACTTTAATGTCAATAGGCGCTACTATACGGCACAGTTCAGGATTATAGATGAATTTTCTTTTGAGAAAAGCTATTTCCGAAATATGTCGCAAAGGAATGGTTGCAACACCTTTAAGTTCAGTTGTGTAAGTCAAGCCAATTTTAGCCAAGTGTGTTCCCAAAGTCATCTCATTGAAAACATGTTTAAAATCATCATGAACACCAAAAGCATTATCATCTCCCAGCGCAATCATATAAACATAGGAGGAAAAGAGAGAACAAAGCAAAACATTCCACTCAACTGCTTCAGCCCAAGCAAATCTCAGCGCAATTCCATTATAGAGTGTATTGACTATAGCAGTAAGAGGATGACCACTTGGTAACGAGGATACCCATTGGTACAAAATATCTCCAAAAGCGTGTTTGGAATTTACCAATTCTGCCCAGAGTACTGTCCTAACCAAATTTTCTTCGGAAGTAGCATTTGGATAAAATCTATTAATAATTTCAAGAATCATAGAGTGAATAATTGGTTTTTCACTTCCATCAAAAGCACTATAGTCTCCTGCACCTATATTGTTTTCTCCAAATTGAGTCAACTTGTCTGCAAGAGCTTGCCATTCTGTACTATATGGATTTACTCCAATAGCACTTCCATTATTAATTCGATTTTTAACGAAGGTTGAGACAAAAGTACCAAAGTATTTTCTAACGAGAATAAGGTAAATCAAAGGTGTGGTTGAAAACATTCTTGTCTTCCCATCTTCCACTTTATTAATTGGTCTTCTTTCGTCTTTAAGGCAATCAACGAAGACGTGTTGCCTTCTAATGCCTTTTTTGGCGTAATTTTCAACCATTTCGGTTTCAAGTTTAAGCTTTTCGACCCGATCATTTTCCATATCAAAATTTTCCGAATTGCCAAACCAGTATTTCTTTCCTCCCATTTTGACTATTTCTTTATCCAAAATAAAAGGAAATCCAGGACTGGTATTTCTTGAAATAGAATCAAAATCATCATCATTCTCTATTCCTAAAACTGCTTCTTCAAAAGTTAAAACTCTAGGTTCCACAATCTTTTCACTTGCGGCCATGAGATCATTGTAATAGATATCAGTGAGCAAATTTACTTTCGCTTGCGATATAATGAAACCATTACCTCCATATTTGGACAGGGCAATTTCTCGAGGATCCTTTTCTATACCCACTTTATTAACAAATTTTGTTAATCTTGCAGGCTTTGTCAGAGCAGGTCCCCAAGCACCGTATAATGGACTCTTTCGGATGTTTGTTTTGGACGGGGAATTGATCTTGACATCTAATTGAGCCACAGCAGTAAATTGATTATTAGAAAGAGAGTAATCCATCTGAGGTACTAAAGGCACCTCTTCTTCAACAAGAATAACTTTCTTTGAAATTTGAGCCAAACCTTCTTCTACTTCTTCTCGAACTAGGGCTGAAGACATGCCAGTACATTGTCCCATATATCCAGCTACATGTAGACCAAACACTCGGGATTCTGGTAACTTCCTATTATGGAAATATAGTGGAGTCCCACAATCACCTTTATCAGTAGGAGCAGCATAAAAGTAACCACGAGAAATTTTGTATTCTCCAACATATTTGTCCTTAATAGGAACTTGTTGAACAGGGCGAGCATGGAAACAGCACATATTGAATTTGTTTCCTTCCTCTTCTTTTTCAAAACCATAAAGGAAACCACTAAATTCGTTAAGATTTTCATGTTCCTTTTGAGTGGCTATCTTTGTCATGCAGGACTTAAAATTCCTAGCAGAATCAGGGGGCAACGTAAACATAGCTAAATCTTTCAAACTAAGTGCTTCAGTAAAAGTAAATGAATTCAAGAAGTCCGGAACAGTCATAAAAGTATCAATGAACTTGTACTTATTACAGGAAACAAATGATATTTTAATTGTACTAGCTTCAGTTAGAGTTTTCTCTTCAAGGAAGGCTTTTATCAAACCGTGGAAATGTTTGATGGTGACACAAGCTCTATCTTTGACAATAAGCATGTGTCCCATGCGTGTAAATTCACTAGTGGGAGTTGCTCTCAATTCAAGTAATAGCAAATTCTTTTGCATAATAGCCTTTGCTACCAATTGAGCTTGAGGATCAGCAGTGTAAGCCATTTGAGTCTCAGCAAATGCATTCCATTTAAAGGCTTCAGTTCCTTTTAAATATTTAGCAGCGCTTTTCACAGATTTTGCTTTACCTTTCACTTTTCCTGTTCTACTTTTAGCAAAGTAATCAGTGGAAGAAAAAGCTTGAGAAGTCTGAGTAGGAATTACTACTTGATCTTCATCAAACATAATTCCTTCTTCAATTTCGGGTACAAACTGAACTTCTTCTTTCTTTCCCTCCCTCTCTTCATCCAAAATTTTGGAAACTTCTTCTTCAGGAAGAGGTTCAAAGTTCCCAGAGATTTTATTTGAAGAAGTGGCATAATAAACGCCTGCAAGTGTTGAGGCTAATCCCAATACTGTAAGTATTGTAGTAGAATATTTCTTCCAATATAAAAGAGCTCCAGAAAAATGTTCCTTCGCAGGAGTGAAGACATTTTCTGTTAAAAGTTTATTCGCAGTATCCCAAACTTTCCTAAAGTAATTAGTAGGTTTAAGCTCTGGACCTAACATATTAATTTGAATGTCTTCCCACTTGTAGATTTTATCTCTGAAGAAATCATCCAGAAGCTCAACAAATGTAGTAAGAGGTTGATCTTTATCAAAGTACCTAGCTACTTTTTCTCCGCGAGTTACTAAGAAGAATTTTAAAACTAACATTTCAGTTCTCATATAAATGTCTTCTGAATTGTTATAATTGCAAAGAAATCTTCTTATCAAACCAGCTTTAAGCATCACGTTAGAAAATTCTTCTTTATCTTTGATACTAAGCAAAATGGCGTCAAAAATTTTCTTACCATAGTCATCTAAAGTATCATAAACAGCTTTGAATTCAAAAACAGGTTCTTCTTCCTTTTCCGGAAGGTCGAATAAACCCTGTGGTTGTAAGGGTCTTTCAGCCATAACTTGTTCGACTTCAAAGCGTTTTTGTTTGAAGAATTTTGCATAATCTTCACCTTTCTTTAAAATCAATTCAAGCATTTCTTCATAAGTAAAAGTTCCTAATGTTTGACTAGGGTTTTTGGGATCATACCTAATAAATCTTGAATGGTGTTTAGGATGGGTCAAGATTACTCCTTCGGGTCCTCGAGGCAACTTTGGATGATTCTTGTCTAGCTTTTGTTCCATAAAAGTATGGTTTTTTGTTTCAGGGGTACAAAATTCAGGTTTAGGAGTCATGTAGAAAGCAAAATCAACTCTTCTTTGGAAAGCTTCCAAAGAATTAATCGTTTCAATTCGGGGAGTGGGGAAGTTGGTTGTGGCTAACATATACCTAGCTTTAAAATATGTTGAAGATTTCTCATTAATAGAGGCCATGTGTAAACGTAAGGGCAATTCACCTTTGCACTTCATCCAATCGGAAAACTCATTGTCCAAAGCTCCAGCTACAGTAACAGATTGTCCTAAGTCGTCAAATACAACAACGAAAGGATCTCTATAACCATCCCAATAACCGGAAGTTTGATCTCTAGCATAAACATACCTGAAATTGTCTTTTTGGACTTCAGCCCATTGAGACTCATCCAATTCTCGCTTCTGAATGTCAGCCATAAGGATTTCAACAGTTTGAGATTTAAAATTTCCAGGAGTTCCAGCCAATATGACAGCAACTGGTTCTATGCGTTTGCCATCATCAGTGAGTTTAGCAGCCCTAAAAACTTCAACTAGCTTATTAATTTTGAGCAGTTCGATTTTGAGAGATTCACGTAAGGATATAGTAGCAGCAGAATTTGGAACAGTACGAATAGTATCTGTAAATTTCCTATGAATATTCTGCACTATTGCGGCATTAGTCCTAGTCAGAGGCAAAAGGTTATTGTTGTAGGTTTCCATAAGTTTGTCATAGTCGATAAAGAGTTGCTTGATTTCAGGGTCTGAAACATCAACTCTTCTAGCCCAATCAGGTAAAAGATGAGCGTAACCGGATTTTGACAAAATAATTTCCAAAGCTTGGAAAAAGAAATTCACTATCGATTTTACGTTAGTCTTAACAGTACTGAATGTTTTGAGGTGGTCCCACATTGTTTGTGGCAATTTGTGCAATGGTGCTTCTTTTAAAACAAAAGAACTTAATACCATTGTTACTCCATCCAATAAAGGTTCGACACCTTCCATCTGTGGAGTCATATTTTCAAACCAGGGTGAAACAACTGCCAATAATTTGAGAACTTCGTCTCGGTTAAAATAGACAGCTGTTATCGTGGCAAATATAACTAACACAAAGCTTATCCTATCTTTCTTAGTTACTGCATACATCAAAGCAGAAATAAGCATTATTAAGGAGAAAGCTCCATAAGTTTTTTGAACCAGATTAGAAACGTCCATCTTATTTGCTAATTCTTTTACCACTTCGTCTACAGTAATACCAGCTCGGGATAACAAATCGCTGATATTTTCTTTAGAAGAAATGTCTTGTAATTGTTTGATTAGCAAATTTTGATTATTTAAAACTGCATCTAGATTAGGAATGGTTTCAGAGAGTTTTGAAAATACTCCGGCTCCATTTCCAAAGAAGTCTCCCATAGCATCATTAACTTCTTGAGAAACGAGTGTTGGGAAAATTCCCATTTGAGGTTCCATTGGAAGAATTGGACTTTCACTTCCTGTATATAAATTCGAAGTGGAAGTAAATTCTTCAGAGTAACTAGAACCTAATTGGGAGATGAACCTTCTTGCAATAGAATTTGCAGAACTTTGCAAACTTTCAAGTTCCTGTTCCTTCTTTTGCAATACATAAGCAGCTGACTTAACATCATGTAGCGAGGCTTTTTCATCGCTGAAAATATTTTTATAATTTTCAATAGATTTTTTCTTATCGAAAATTTGTTGAGCTAAAACATTTGCTCTAACAAATTCGGAAATTGAGCTTTCTGATAAAGTAGTTTGGAGAGCTAAAAATCTCAACATTTCAGCTTCTGTAAAAGGCGCAACTTTCTGAGGTCTCATAATAGTATGAGTACTTGTTTCAGGATTAATTCCAAGTAATAGGGCTTCTCTTTTTGTGTTTTTTGATTTTCCAAATTTTTTTGTAAATTTTCTTATTTTTTTATCAACGGAAAGAAGGAAAGAAAAGAAATTATTTTTGGTGTTTTGTAATTTTGAAATTTTTTTGTTCTTTTGTTCAGTAATAAAAGCTATATTGGGACTGTCTCGGGACTCGACATACTCGACATTGCTTTGAGGCATCAAATAACGTTCCATTTCGGAGCGTGAGATAGCAATTTCAGATGAATAACGGCGCGGCAATTCTTGAGATTGGTACTGGGGGTCCGTAATTTGACCAATCAACGATAATAACGAAGAGGAGCGCGTATAGATAGAACTTGTAGATCTTCTTAACGACATGTCGGTAAAAGAGATAGAATTCCGGGCCAGAGGGCCAGGTTCCATGTCCGAATAAGCGGAGGACATAGGGGATGCAACAAACATAGATGATGAGCGGCAACGCATTTCCCAAAAGTAGTAAAAACGCAGTATAAAGGGTAAGATTAAAGAAATTAATTTTCGGAAGAAAAGCTGGATAGTAAGTGTGAGAGTCACAACAAAGGTCACTAGCAAAAGAGAAAAGAAAGATTTTTCCTGAGAAAAGAAAGATACTAAAAGAGTAAACTCTGTAAAGGTCACTAACAAAA